TTATATCCTGCTAAAGAGCAATGTCCCTGATCGTACGCTGTATAATTGCTAGGTACTTTTATTTTTACCCCTTTCATTTCGTACCCTCTTCTAGGTATACTAGTGAACTGTTTAGCGTTTATTTGCATAGCAATCAGCGCGCTATTAGGATATCTTAATTTGTTGTCTACTATCTTAGTATAAGAACTAAAGAATATATCATTACTTAATTTAGTAGAGGTGGAGTCTGCAGTAGTTCTCTCAACCTTTATAGATATTTGTGTAAACCCAGAAGTTTTCCAAGCAGTAGGTATATCTAATCTGAATGCTCTCTCGTACTTGGAAGTAGTTTTACCCTCAAAAGTAGCAGTTTTTAATAAAGTCCAAGACCCATTATTATCTTTTTCTAAATATATCTTAAAAGAAACACTAGAACCATGTAGGTCTCCTTTATCACTAGTTCCGTCCAGTAAGGAAGGGGTGTACACTACTACACGTACGGCATCCACAATAGTAGAACTAAAAGACTGTATTATGGCTCCGGGGGAGGATACCTTTACCTGTATCCCTACTGATACTTCAGCTTCAGTTCCGGCAAATCCTGGTATATAAGCTTGGGAGTTTGTGCCCTCCCTGCTATAGTAGGATACCTCATCAAAATTATAATTACCTGCAGAGTCCTTTAAAGGGGTATCGTTGAGATATATAGACTTCTCTGCATCTAACAAGCCTACTATTTCTCCTTCGGAGACTAAATCTACTATCCTAGCTGTAGAACTGGAGAATAAAGAATCGTCGTCCTCTTTAGGGGTACTACCGCCTCCTCCTCCTTTTCCGCCACCACCATATCCCTGTGTTACGTTATATGTACTCATGGTGTATAATCCTCTGGGGTAACTCCAGCACTAATAACTGCTCCTCCTATCATTAGTTGCCCATATAGTACGGGTATTGCGACCCCTTGTCTAACTGTATTCGTAGCTCCATTGAAGGAGTAGTTCTGTGATTTCTCCGCTGAGGTAGGAGGCTCTGGAGTTTTAGATAGCATAGCAGAAATCCCTCCTAATACTAACATTGCTCCAAACTTTGCTGCCATTAATGACATTCCACTTAAATTTCCCAAACCTATAGTGAATTGAGCACCCATACTTAAAGTACCCATAGTCCCCGCTGCCGCTGTACCCCCTGCAGTACCAGCAGCTGTAGCCGCCGCTTGTGCAGTAGCAATAGTGGAAGCACCCGCAGTCATTACTGCTGCGTAAATCATGATAGCTCCAATTATAACAGTAGCTAATTTTGACTTAGCTCCCCCAATAACTGGCACAATTTTAATATCTTGCTTACCAGTAGGATTGGACATTTCGCATAGTACATTATCTAACTCTTTTTTACCTACTAGTACTTTGTACCCTATACCTCTATCTGCAGATGAAGCCATAAATCCGCGGAAGCCTGGATTATTCGCACAGAGAGCCCTTATAGCCTCTGCAGGGGAATTAATATCTAAAGTCCAACTCTTTCCGTACTTATCAGCTAATTCTCCATAAAGTGTTACTTTCTTTAACATAATGATTTGTGCCTTAAATGGTGCGTGGTATGTTTTCTCCAATATCCCCCATATATTTCTCTATTGGATAGTCTACCGTGTACGTGATGTAAAATTCTATCGTCTCCGATGAAAACTGCCGCATGGTTTGGTACAGGTGAAACTAATTTTATTAAAAAGACATCATATTTTTTAATATCATTTTCATCAAGTATCTTAACAAAACCCTGTTCTTCATAGTTTTCTAAATATCGGTTTTCACCTTTATCCCACCAGCCATCTTGGCCACTGAAACATTCAAAATCGATATTTAGCTCTTTTTTGTAATAATCTCTAAGTAATGTACAACAATCTAAAATTCCATAACTGAACTGTCTACCTACTATTGGTGCTTCATACCCTGAAGGATCCCAACTGTGTAGTCTGTTACCTGGCCAACTTAAAATATGCCAAGGCTTATTAGAGGTTTCACAAGCAACTTTATCCGCCTCGGAAGGCTCACACCCCTCATTAGGATGCGAATGACAAATCCCTATAATAACTCCTGTATCTTCTGCATCTGCATAACTTACTGGATCTATTATAAAATGCTCTTCCGCAAATTCTGCTATATTTTTTGCGGGGAAGTACCTCTCTTTCTTACCTACCCCTATGATAAATCCACATGCTTCTTTAGGGAACTCGCTTTCAGTATGCTTTCTAAAATCCTCTAATGTTTTCTCATTCACCCTACATTCAACCCTGCCCCGGGGAAGCCTCCAAAAGGGCTTTCGCCTGATTCTGGGAATCGTAGCTCGCAAGCTATGAAAGTTTTAGCACATACATCATTTGCTAAAGTAGTACTGTTATTATCGATATCCCAATAGTTTGAACCGGAATACCCACACTCTACTCCCTTGTAGAGCCAGGGGCATGAATTTGCTACTACAGTCCTAGAAGGTAATTTAACTCCGTATATGTCGTGCGCTGCAGTTAATTCAAACTCTATATGAGTCCTAGTCTCTACAGACTTTCTATCTATATACCATATTTCATCTGCAAAATGTGCTGTATCATCTGCTAGTGCTGATACGTACCATATACCTGGTCCAGTTGCCGCTTCACACGTAGTCTGATTATATGCCGTCCAAGTACCTGCCGAACCATTTTTAGTAGCGTCTAAACAATCAGTCTTACTAAGGCTGGGGTCTGCCCCTGACTCCCCTGTACATACACCTGCTACGGGAAACCCGTCTGTATAACAATATGAATCTAAGTATTTTGCGAAGGTCTTCTTCCTAGTTACTTTACCCCCTACTAAATCATCATAATTCGATATTACAGAGGATAGAGTGCCAGTTATATTAGCAACTGTAAGAGAAGGCCTAGGTATCGCCCCCTTTCCTGAAAACTCAAAGCCATCTGCCTCAATAGGAAATGCAGAGTATTTATTTCCTTGCCACACAATTTCTTGGTAGTTCTCATTGTGCCCCGAGTGCCACCTAAATATAGGTTCAGTAGAAGGCGCAGACCCTGTAGACATATCTAATTCGAACAATTCAATTATTGCTCCAGGCTCTAGCCCGTGAATATCTACGGTAATTTTATCAGACATAATTGCTTCCTATGGTTCAAATACTTTAGTAAAAGTTGCTGTTATAGTTCTAATTCCAGACAACGTCTCTTGGGCCGTCCACTTATCACATACATACTTCTTGTATGGATTAATAGTATAAGTTTCTCCACTTGCCATAATATCTGCAGCTAGTGATAGTTGAGTGGCGCTGTCTACTGCAGTAACTGTGGTAGTCGTAGGGGTAGAAGTAATAGTTACAGTAGGTACTGATCCATACCCACTACCTGTATTTGTCATTGTAACCGATGTTAATGTTCCAGCTGCAGATACAACAGCAGTTCCTGTAGCGGTGGTACCACCGCCTCCAGGAGGAGCTATTGTAACAAGAGGAAGAGAAGTACTATTATACCCCGACCCTGCAACTATACTACCAATACTAGCTACTGTTAAACCAGATAAAACGGCAGTTCCCCCACCTCCAGATCCTCCTGAATCTGTAACAGTAGTATTAAGGTATCTAGCAGTAAAGTACTGGGCAGTATCAATTAGCTTCTTAGTTGATGCACTAGTAGTAGTGCTAGCAATCTCATACCCTGTAGGGTACCAATCAAAGGCAGTTACTCCTCCTTGATCTTCTAAGAATTTAACTATCTTATTGGCTTCCACGGAGGTACGATTCTTCCAAGTTAAGTTCCACTTTTCAGGAAGATTATTAATGCCATCAGCAACTCTTTGTTCATACCCGTCCCCATAATTAGCTCTCAGCACTCTAGGGGCTTGGTCTGCCTTTAAACCCCTATCCGGGTTAATATTTACTTCTGTATTAAAATTTGCCATATTTAGTAACTACTTAGTAGCCCTCCAGGTCTCTTTTGTTCCACTAACTCTGACTGTACAGCCTGAGTTACCATGTACCCCAACTGTTTAGCTTGTTCAGGACCTATTCCAGGCTGTTGTGCATCTGATTTAGCGTTACCATCACTATCGATGGTTACGTTAACTGTAATATTATTATTGGTTTCTCCACCCCCACCTATTACTGGTATAGATTTACCATCAGGTAAAGGAACTACAGCTTCATTATACTTGCCTTCGCCTACTAAACCTAGAGTAGGTCTATTTACTACGCCACCCTTAGCAAACGCTCTGAAGCCTCCTTTAGCTATACCACCATTAGCGAATAGTAATTTCATCCAATCAAAGTCCATTACAGCATCAACCGCGTTATCCGTAGCTTTAGACAATAAAGAGGTCGCGAAACTGCCTGCCAAGTTACGAGTATTTACTTCTCCAGAAGTTATTAACTGTCTAACGCCTTGCTCCGCAACTCCTTTAGCAGAGTCTGCTATACTTAAATCAAGGTCATCACTTTTAATTTCATCTGTATTTACTACTTCCACCTTATTAGCACCATCTCTACCATTAGAAGAACGTATAGCCGCATCTAAAGCTAAAGACTGTTGTTCAATGGGCGGAGTATTAGTGACAAGATCTGTCAATAGGTTCTCTAATATAGTCTGATGTTCTGTTTTTGGCCCTATTTCTCCAGGGCCTAACATATTATTGCCTTGTAAAGTGCCGTCTGCTAATTTAGAGGGGGTCAAACCAATTAGTGTTGCACCTATTTTTTTAATCTCAGGCAGCCATTCGGTAATACCTCTTATAAAAGCCTGTATACCTGGGTGAGGGCCAGGAACTGCAGGCTCCTTCCACGCCATATTGAATTTTCTATAAGACTCAGGATGCTGAATATACGGTAAGCCCTTCTGAGTACCTTTTATCTCGCCACCTTCTTTTTTAAACATCTCTCTAGGGGAGTTAGCATCTCTAGTACTTCTATGGTCACTATAAGGGTAGTTTTGCATACCTTTAGGACCTTGTGATTTCTGTATCTTTACATCATTAAGTACTTTCTTGGCTGCTTCCGCTCCATCTTTTATAGCTTTATCCCAAATCTTTTTCTGCCAGTCTGGCATATCTCCTGCAGAGGCTACCTGTAAGTATACCTTCCCGGCAAGAGGATCTTTCTTTGATATATTAAATTTTTCGTATA